CCCAAATATCAGCGCTGTCTGCGATGCGGCGCCGGCCGTAGACTCCGGACTGCTTGTTGGTGTGCTCGATGATCAAAAACGTGGTTCCGTACTTGTCGCCGTAGCCGATCAGAGGCTCCAGGCACTGCCGCATGGCGTTACGGTCGCCCATTTTGATATCTGCCGGGACAAAGGACTGGATCGGGTCAAAGATGCAGAGCTCCGGCCGATAAGTGGCCAGCAGCTTCTCCAGGAAGTCGCTGTTACATTTGACGGCCTGGAAACGCTCGTCGGAGATGTCCAGGGAGATGATCCGGGAGAGATCGGCGCCGTTCTTTCGGAGCCTGCGGGCCAGCGTGTACTTCAGAGAGTCCTCGGCCGAGAAAAACATAACTGTTCCAGGCTCCCGCTGCACGGTCTCCCCGTGCTCGATAAAGCACGGCCGGCCGGAGCTCACTGCTGCTGCAATATTGCACCAAACCGTTGTTTTACCGCTGCCGCCGTCTCCGGCCAGGCTCGTGATCTGATAGCGGGGTATGTAGCCAGGGATCAGCCAGTCGGGCCGCTCCTCTGGGACGTTGTCCAGGGAAACGAGATCCAGGCTCAGCGGCGCCTTGCTTTTGGCTTGCTTCTGGCCGCTGTTTCCGGAGAGGGCGCCCTTCTCAAAACGCTGCAGCGCCGGGAACACTTCACGCTCCAGCTCTTGATCAGACAGAGGTGGGACGCATACAGAGTCATTTTCAGCCGATACGGCCGCTCTGATCGCTGCGTCGGTGAGGCCTTTCGCCTGCAAGCTGGACAGCATCCGGAAGAGGTAGTTCGTCCGGCCTCCGGCTGTGACTTCCTTCTGGGCCTCGAAACGTGGGCCGCTGACGCTGCCCCGTGCCTCCAGGTAGCCCTCGTCGATGAAAGCTGCAGCCTGATCGTCATAGACGGCGAGAGGCCGCTGATCTGGAGCGATGTCCCATTTGTACGGCCTGCCGGTCTTGGCGTGGATCGTTGGGGGGAGTATTACCAGAGCGCCGTCCGTCTGGAAGTCCACTTGATTGTCGTATAGGTGTTGTTGCCGTTTCATGCTGCCCTGGAGCTTGAAAAACAGGTGACGCCCGCCGGATCCCGTTGTGGCCGTCCAGGTCTCCGGAAGTCTTCCGTTTTCTCCCTCCCAGGTCTGCAGCAGCTCGACGCCGAGTCGGCCGTCTTCCGGATGCTCGTCGAGGTCGATCACAGCCAGGCCTCCGGATTTCTCACCGGTGACAACGCCCACGCCTGAGTCTGGCCAGTGGCTCCACCACTGCCGGATCTTCTCCGGATCCTGAGTGGCTTCCTTCTGCCAGGCCTTCATGGGCGGCCGCTTCGTGCCCTTCCGGATCGGGACCACGGCGAGTCCCAGCTCTGCATAGATCAGCGCAGCCTCCAGCGGCTCTGTGATTCCATGCAGTTTAGGCGTCATTCCCTCCGTCCTCCTTCACTGAGTCCAGGGCCGCATCAATGACTTGCCTGTCAAAGAGGGTGCGCGTCCCGATCTTCCGCACGGCGCCGATCTCGTCTGCCCAGGTTCTGGCTTTAGTCTTGCCGAGGCCGGTGTACTGACTCAGCTGGGCAATGGACAGAAGGCGGGGTGCTACTTTGGTTTCGCTTGTGTTCATGCTCTTCCGCTCCTTTTTGTGTTTTCCGCTGCGGCTCATTGGCTGCCGCAGGTTTCCGCTGCAATCCGTCACGGATTGCACATTGACATTAGAGCACACCGGCGATAAACTAAGTATATATGATAAATTTATAGTGATTTCACTAAAGAAGGGCTGCGGCATGGCAAGGAAGCAAAACAGAGTGATAGAAAATCAGACACTGATCGACAATATGCGAAAGATCCAGAAAAACAGCGGCCTCCGGCAAGGCGCCTTCTTCATGGCCTACCTGAAGGATCTCCCAGGAGCGCCGAAAGCATCAACGGAAAACGCTGCAGAGGTGGCCCTGAGTGAGATCATGAACGGAGCCCGGGCCGTGCCTGTCTCTTTTCTTCCGGTGTATGCCCAGCTCGGCCAGATCTCCGTGGATCGGCTGCTCACCGGCCAGGACTGGAGCCCAGAGGAGCAGCCGGTCACCTATGGCGACGTGCTGCAGCTGCTCTCCACCTTGTCAAAGAAAAAAGCGGCCGAGCTCCTGCCGGCCGGCGCCGGTGTCTCGTTCAAAGATCCGGCTCTCGTTTGTATGCTGGGCGCCCTCAGCGGCCTGGAGCAGATCCAGAAGGGCGGGTTCCCAGGTGTCGCAGCTGAAGCAACGCTGCGCGGCCTCCTGACCTATGAGGAGCTGCAGGCGCCTCTGTATGATTTTTCTGACGCCTCAGCTGCTACGCTGCATAGGCTCACGGCTGCAGCAGTCCAGGAGAATGAGGAGAGCAGCCTGGACAAAATGCTCCGGCTGATCCGCTGCACGGCGCTCCGTGCGGTATCAAAATAACCGTTGTTTCAAATCGTATCAAAATGCGGCCGCAGCTGCCTACCCTGGGAGCCTCTGCGGCCGTCGCATTTTGTCCGAACGTTTATTTTGAACGGTGTTCAAAACGTGCGAGCGAGACCTCGCACAATGCGAACGTTCGGACAAAATGCGCTCGATATAAGGAGCGTCACCGTATCTCCGTCCCCGGTCGTCCTCTCCCGTCGAGTGTCGCAGAGCCCCCAAAAGTGCCGGCTGAATCGGTGTTTCGTCGTTTCGTCGGTTTTGGGAGCGCTTCAGACCTGTAGCGTTCGTTCTTCCTATCCACTCGATCCACAACTTTGTCGCCTTCTTTCTCCGTCTACATACACGTACAGACGCATATATGGGCGCTCATTACGGGATCATTGGTAATAATACATATAATACTTGTGGACATTTGTGGACTTGTGGAAAAGCCTTGTAAAATCACGCTTTTCCGCTTTCCACATCTGCGTCCACAAGTCAGATGTGGATAATTCTACAATCAAGGCATCGAGGTAACAAGGCTCCAGAGAAACTCCTATAACGCGTGTATGCGTCCTCGCGGGTGCTTGTTTGGGTGTGTATATGTTTTATTTTTTATAATCTATACAGAAACTTCGTTACCTTGTTACCCTCGGCCGTTTTTCGCTTGCAGTTACTGGCTTTTTAGCGGTAACGATTAGGGGAACACACCGGGTAGCAGGCCCAGCTCGTTACCTTTTAGCCTCTCTCCGTAGTGGTAACAAGGAACGAAGGCGGCAACTGAGCTCGTTCCTTGTTACCAATTCCAGTGGGGATATCAGAACTATCAGCGAGAACGGCACCGTGCTGTTCTGCGGCAGCGACGTCGCTCGCGCCCTCGGCTACACCAACCCGAGCAAGGCTCTCACCGACCACTGCAAAAGTGACCTAACGAAACGTTACCCCATCATTGACACCCTCGGAAGATCTCAGGAGGCCAGCTTCATCCCGGAGTCTGATCTCTATCGTCTGGTCTTCCGCTCAAAACTGCCCAGCGCAGAGCGCTTCACTGACTGGGTGACTACTGAGGTGCTTCCTTCCATCCGGAAAAACGGCGGATACATTGCCCAGCAGGAGACTCTAAGCCCCGAGGAGCTGATGGTCAACGGCTGCAACATGACCGTGCACCGCGACTATGCCAACAAGGCCTGCCCGGGCCAGTACCTCTACGACCGCCACGGCGCCATCGCTGCGGCCGTCAATGAGCTCCTGGGCTCTGGCACTACCCAGCCACCCGAGGCGGCTCCGGGGGCCGTCCAGGGCTTCCCTGCGACGCCCTTCACTGTCCGCGTCATTATCCCGGATCTGAACTACCGCAAGGGCCCCGGCATGAGCTACGCGGTCAGAGGCCAGACCGGCAAGGGCGTCTTTACCATCACCGAGGTGCAGGACGGCTGGGGCAAGCTGAAAAGCGGCGCCGGCTGGATCTACCTCGAAAACCCTGACTACTGCACCATCCAGGGCGTCGCAGCGAAGCCGGCCGAGCCGGATCCTGCTGACGCGCTGGCGCAGGAGATCGCCGGCAAGGTGAAGGGCTCCGGCCTGGATCCTGCTGACGTTCTGAACAGGGTCGAGAAGATCCTGGGCGTGGCATGATCGCCCTGATCAGCGTGGCGGCTCTCGTATTCCTGGGAGCCTGCTGCGCGGTCACAACAGCCAGCAAATACATGATAGACTAAGAGAGCCCCGGCACCCGCCGGGGCTCTTTCGCTTTATACGGCAATTCTGAGAACGACATAGTCCCGCAGCACGATGATCTTCGGGGTTCGAGTACCGTCGCGCGGGCTCCACTAAAAAAACCGCGCAAACACGCGGTTTTTTCTTTTTCCAATTTAACTTGTATTACATTTCATCTTGCATATGGTTCTATTCTGTCAGCTTTGGATACTGCAGCGCCCCATCCTTCTGCGGCGTAAGCACCACCGGTTCCGTTGCCATCCGGCCGTCTTCATCCAAATAATACCATTTCCCGCTGATGGTCTGCAGTCCTTTCACCATAGCGCCATCCCTTCCCAGATAATACCAATGTCCCTTATACTGATACCACACGTTATGGACCATTATTCCATTGCCATCAAACCAGTACCAGAGATCGCCATCTTTATACCAATCATTAACAACATAATTTTCCGAACCATCTTTCAGATAAAATCTCCAGCCGCCATTCTCCTTCTGCCATCCCATTTTCACTGGTTCCATTATCCATGTTTTCATAAACTTTTCCGGTGTTTTGTACTGTTTGATTAATGGAGTGGGCGTACTTCCCCAGTCAGGCAGATACAAATGGGGCTTATCTACAATGCTGGACCAGTCTCCGCCCCAGGCAAGACCAAGTTTCTTGCCAATTTCAGCAGCCTTCCTGAAATGACCTTTACTGTCATTATAAGCGTC